AGAACGAATAAGAATTGCATTCAATTTCTTTTCCTTCGTTATTAAAATGAATCGTAACCATGGATCTGTCTTTACAGTCAAATGACTGAAAGCCAACCAGGTTGCTCTTCAAAAATACTTAGGATCAGATAGATTGAATTCTCTGCGTACCCTGGAACCAAACATACCACTACCAAGACTGATTAACGGATGTCCTGCGATTATAAATCGTAGTGACCGCCTTTTAATACGTCAAGGTAGTACTAGTTTGATGAGATTCTGATTATCTTTATTCGGATCTTATAGAGTCATGTCAATTATAGGTAAAACTAAAATTAACAGTATCTATGATCCTTTTAAAGGTTCATCAGAGGTTCTTCTTGACCTTAATACTTATGCTTTGGCTGGTTCTTTCTTTAGTAGATTAAACCTTTCAAAGTTAAAGTTATTATTAGCTCCACGAACTTTTGTTTTATCTCACAAATCATCTCCTAGTAACTCCCTGAGTTACCAAGGTCTGTTAACAGATTATTATCTTTTAACAGAAGGAAATGATAGTCAGAAAGCGATCTATAAAAATATCCAGAATTATCTGGGTGTTTTAAAAGGTCACAATCTGGCAAGGTGAAATTCACTTATTAGTGGTCTTCAATCCATTGTAGATCAACTTAATTATTCAGATTTGAATTTTAAGAAGTCTGCTTGGAAAGAAAATTCTCTCTCTCAATTCGCAATTAAAGAAGAAGCTGCTGGAAAAGTAAGGGTTTTTGCCCTTATTGATTCAATCAGCCAATCTGTATTGCGTCCTTTACATGATTACCTTTTCAGTGTTCTAAAAGTCATTCCAAATGACGGAACATTTGATCAGGATAAAAGTGTAGAGAGGAGTAAAGAGAAAGCTAAACTTTATAATTGTGCTTATAGTTTTGATTTATCTTCTGCTACAGATAGACTTCCTAGATCCTTAACAGGATCAATTCTGGAAGGTATGCTGAAGTTAGAAGGTTTCTCATCTGCATGACAGTCATTAATGGCTGATCGTACATTTAAGTTTTCCGCAAGTGTTGGAAAGAAATATCCACACTTACTCGAAGATCAAAACAATGAGTACAAGTATTCAGTTGGTCAACCTATGGGAGGTCTTTCCTCATGGGCAGGTTTGGCTATTACTCATCACTGAGTACTTCAATATTGTTCAACTCAAATAGGGAATTTCTCTAAATGGGAAGAACGATATGAAGTACTTGGTGATGATATAGTCATATTCGATGATTCTTTAGCAAAGAAATACTTGGAAATTATGGAGGGACTTGGAGTTGAGATTAATCTCTCAAAATCCATAGTATCTCCAAATAACCCTGTATTTGAATTTGCGAAAAGAACCATCGTTTCCGGAGCAAATGTATCTAGTATTTCATTCCAACAAGTTATGTCTCAAACTTCGATTGGAGCTCGTGTTGCAGATTCAGTAACATGAGTCCGTCAAGGCTTGATAAACACTATCCCAGCATTGGGTGCCATACTTTCTAAGTATGGTAGTTCCACTGATTTTAGTAAAATAAAATCGGTTGGGTTGGAAGCGATCTCACTTCTAGGTCTTTTATTCCATAAAGGAATAATTGAGCATAGAATAGTGGTGGAATCTTTAATCAATCCTCAATATAAAGAGGATTTCGATTGGGATAAGGCTGTTTTCAGCCTTCCTTTAAGATCCATACTTAAGTGATCGCTTACTTGTTTGAGAGGAGAGTATGATAAAGACACATACCCTTTCTCTCACGAAAGCCTTAGAAAGGAAGTTTATAACGAACTAGAGACAGAATTATCTGCTGTAGTGTTACAACTTGCTTTATATAAGGCTAAACTCCTGAATAGAGATTATGATTCTATATTGGAAAAAGGATCACAATCTCTAATTCGTAAGAAAGATGATAAAACTTTAAATGCATCCATTAATGGATTTTTTGAAGATGTGATCATCAACTTACGTTCGGATATGGACGTCCTTGAATTGCTTGATAGAGTTGAATCTACTCTATACTTGCATGCAAAGATTGGAAATGTAGACCTAGTGAAAGCCTTATCTATCTTAGATGAGGTTGAAGCGATGGTCTTTGCATTCACATATAAAACCGATATTAGTCGTGTTAAATATGAAAATGATACATCTCCTGTAGTCGACCTTATCCAAAGAGGAGTTTACGGGTCTAAAACTAGGTATTGGGAAATTCCTAACCCATCTTATTCGTAACTTTATGAGGTAACATCCTCCTGAATGGGTAACAACACGATGCCTTTCTTCCTAAAAATAGAAAGAAGTGGAACCGCTGTTTAATCCATAATAAG